AGCTCCCCGACCCTTTCATTAAGGATACGTTGGCGCTTTTCCTCCCGCTGCTCTGCTAGTGTAGGCTCGATAACCTTACGTACAACCTTCTCGATTGATTCTGCTGGAGAAGAGTATAGGTCATCGATAGAAACCAAAGGCTCTTCAACCTCCGGCTCGGCCTTCGACTGTTCAAATTCTCGAACAAGTTGATCGACTTGCTTTCTCATCTCCCCGAGATCCTGTGCCTGACGGCTATTCATTTTCTCTAGTTCGACGTAAGACTTAGCAATATCCTCCGCAGACTTGCCTCTGAAGCGTTCCGGAAGTGTATCTTCCCGCGTCTGTGAGGCTAACGCTGCATCTTGGATTTCGTCTTGCAACTCATCCGTTTGATTATAGTCGCTGAATTTGGCCATATATATAAAGTCCTCTATTATAGCGGAGGGGGTTACCCTTTACCCGCAGGTTATACTAACGGTCCCGAGTACCGGATTGTCCGTTAGGCTCCAGAGTTACGTAACGTATGGGCTTCTCGCTCAACGTCGATCGTAGTACCGTAGCTGGTTTGGTTTGCATCCCTCATTCGTCCGGTCTGTAGTGCCCTGTGCTTTTTATCCCACTTACTTGCGAAGGTGGGAAAGGCAGGGTCTACACCCATTCGGGGATCGAAATGACAAGCGGATATAATGTGCTTAGCTTCTTTGCCGCAAGAGCAGGTGGCGCTGTGCCTCTCTGCTACCTTTTTAACGCACTCGAAGTTTAGCCCGCAATCACACTCGTAGTCATACGTTGGCATCTATCTCCTCCCTCACCATAAACTCTATTTGCTGTTCCAGAGATAGGAGCGTTTGCAGTTGCAACGCCCTACCCCTCAACACACAGAGTTCTTCGAAGGAGCGAACAGAGTCCAGCGCATTCACTCTCAGTAGGTCGATCTCTTCGATCGCCTGTTCCATTAACTTCTTCCAACCTCTACAAGCAAAGAGGTCTTCGAAGTCCTTAAGATCATCAATAGTCATAGGCTTACTCCCTTGACTTTCGGTTCGCCATAGCCTGCACCTTAAGTGCCTCTATCTCGTTCCGCTGTTGAGCCACACGGGTCTGCCTGTCTGTGATCCTAGCCTTCTCTGCCGAGACGCTAGTTTGTGCAGCAAGCAAATCCACCTTATCATCTTCAAGGTCTGCCTTGACGAAAGTATACGTCGCATCAGCCATAACGTCTTGTATCTGTGCCTGTAGCTTCTGGTTCTCCAACTTAAGTTTCTCAAGCTGAAGCATAGCAGCCTCTTGCTGCATCTTCTGTGCAATCTGCTGCTGTTGTTGCTGCTCAGGCGTTGGGCCTTGCATCAACTGTGCAATAGCTTGGTTGAGTTCCTTCTTGCTGGCTGAAGCTGTGTTATCGAATACCGCCTTAAGGATGATGCTATGGGCGGGAGATTCGGGTGGCACATATCCCAGAAGCTGCGTAAGCTGACCGTTCTCAACTTCCTTAGCCATGATACCCATGGTAGCGTTGACGTTGAAGTCTACGTCTGTTGGGTATCTCTCTGGTGCAAACTGCACGTACCGCCATACACACTTCTGTATGAGCGGGTTGATACATTGCCGTTCAACATTCTGCATAGTCCTCTTAGATCGCTTGATGAAAGAGGCTTGCATCATGGACATACCGGAACTGGTCTCGTTCCGTCTATTGGACCCGAGCGGTGTAGCTGTGTCCATAGCACCTGTCCCCACTTGCACCATGCGCTCCAAGTCTGACGACTGAGCAAACGTGTGTGCTAGAATAGCGGGGTTTCCGAAGCTCATGGGTTCGAACACTTCGCTCGGACGGCCTCTAGTAAAGATAGTCTTTCCGGGCCGTACTCTCATATCCGCATTACGCGGTAACCGTGTGATGTCTGCTCCCATCATAGGAGCGGACAGCAGTGCCAGTGCATCAATACGTGCGCGTACTTCTGCATCCAGTGCCTTCTGCGGGTTGTACCCTTTCTCACATACTCCTCTACCCCAGAACTCTCCGGGGATGGAGTCATGTTGATATGATACGAAACACCTATCCTGCATAAGGTAAGGATTAACAACTGCCTTGAGTAGAATGCCGTCGTTAGCAACGGTAACGATAGCCTCTACCATACCTGTTTCTTCTGGGTCTGCATCCCCACCGTGGAGGAGACGCTTAGGAACTAGACCGTGGTACTCTACAATCCGTACACCACCGTCGGTGTGTTGGGCAGTATCGTACCTGTGTGTGCCGTAGGTATCAGCACGTTGTCCAGTCCAAGGACCAAGGTAACCCTTCTTGTATATACCCTGCTGCTGCCGCGACCTTATGAGGGAAAGCGGCTTGTACATACAATGTGCAACGAACATAGCCTCATCAATAGACAAGGCTGATGGGTCGATAACGAACTCGTCTGGGCGTACAGCTTCTGCTGTGACAGCCACACGTGGTACCTCAACGATCTGACCCTTCACGATCTTCTTGATCTTCTTCTGCTGTACGTTGATCTTGATGATCCCCGTACCGTAGATAGCTCCCAGAAGGAAGCACTTAGAGATAGCGTCGTCTACCTTATCCTTCTTGAAGTCTTCCAACAGGAAGTCTCGGGTAACGATCATATCTTCTTTGTCTTCATCAGCAACATCATCACTGATGTCAAACCAAGCGGGCTTGTTGAATACTGCTTCTTCCATCTCTGCAACAGTCATCTCGACTGCTTGCTGCAGAGCAGGCGTAATCAATCGACTCCTCTCTGAGTCAGCGTTCTTATCGCTCTCTGCCCAAAACCCCCGCCATAGGCGGGTATACTCAGACCACCTATCCGAGTACTTCTCGTCACGATGTTCCTGTGCTTTCTTAACTTTATCTGTTACCCACGAGGCAAGAGCGGAGGTGCTGCTCTTAGGCTGCTCCCCACTCTCTCCCGTTTTGTTTGGTATCCCCATACTGTTTCTCCTAGTAACCAGCAATGTCGTCCATCGGTTCCCAGTCGTCTACTGCGTCTGGTCCATCGTAGTAAGGCTCTGCTATCTGGTCTATGTAAGACACAGCATCCAGCAAGTCATCGTGAGCTAACGGGCTGGGGAAGTCGCATGCTTGATCTATAAACACTCGCTGCCACCGCTCGTCGTCATCTTCCAAAGTAATACGCCCCTTCTCTGCCCTGCCTTGTAGCGCCCACTTAATACGGTCTGTCTTCTTGTTATTACCGTGTGTCAGGTGTTCTACGTGGAAGAAACACTTAAGCCTATTCATCTCGTCGTTGAGATAAGGTATGACAGCATTCATAGCCATGCCCTTCTCAATACCGAACTTGATGGGCCGGTAGTCTCTATACGCCTTAACGAGGCGTAGCGCTGTCTCTCGTGTGTCCCACTGACCGTGGATAATCTCTTTGATGTGCCATCCGCCAGCATGGACACGTACTACAGCTATAGCGTGATCGTCTCTAACAGACCGTTTACGACCTCCCTCTGAGGAGGTGTACCCTGCCAAGTCACACGCTATGTACGTATCCCCACCGGGATCGTCGGCGTAGGAGAACATATCTCGGGTCATTACTGAACCACCACCAGACTCAAAGGACGCTTCCATCTCTTGACGGTAGCGCTCCTGTGACATCTCGCTGCTGGCGATCTTAATCTCTTCTATCGGTATAAACGGATTGTCCGTACTTTTGTATGTCCACGACTTCCACCCCGGCTGACTTGCCGCCTTCGACCACGTATCGAAGAAGTGGTTTTTTCCGTCTGGGGTCCCTATGAAAAGCGCCCCTCCTTCCGCTCTCGCAAGTGTAGGTCTTAGAATAAGCTCCCATACTTCCTCCTTCATAAAGGCGTATTCGTCTAGGACAACGTAAGAAAGACCGACCCCCCTAAGGGAGTCGGGCCTGTCTGCCCCTTTAATGCTGATTCTCCTACCGTTGATAAGGGTAAGTGTACCAGTGTTCTCATACTTAGATTGTATGATGTCATTACCTAACTCTTTAAGCAGGGGCCATAGAATTTTCTTACCCTGCTCAAAAGTAGGGGCTACGTAATATACCTCCTCAAGGGACAGGTCGATAACCTCCCCGTCACTTCGCGTCTTGTGAGTCTTAGCTGCCTCTACAAACAGCGTTATTGCTGCTAGATAGGATTTACCGAAACGTCTCCCCGCAGCCACCACCTTAAAGCGTGCTGGATCGTTGAATATCTCTAGCTGGTGGGGGTGTAGGGAGATGTCCATATGGTTTATTCCTCGTTGTCGTACCTCTTTTGCCGTGCTTTGATCTTCTGGGCAAGTCCATACGCCGAGAACGCATTGTCCTGACGTGCTTCGTTGTCCCTTCGAGTCTCCGGCATAGAGTCTGAAGTAGTATAAGGGCGGCCATACCGGCCTCCCTCTGCCTTTTCTTCGTCTGTCAGGGGTCTAGCCTTAGCCATTCTTCAGACCTCGGTTAGAACCTTGGGATTCACCACTCGGTTTACCCCCTACAGTACCAGAAAACGGACCCGAGGAGGTGTCATACACCCCTTTGATACCCGATCCAGTGCCTGCAGTGCTCTTATTTGCTGCGTTTGCTGCGTCTGTACATTGCTTGTCACTCATTAGTGCTCTCCTTTTGGTCTATGATTACTGCTCTTTGTGCCTCTTTGGGCTGAGTAGTGTTAATAGTTATCTCTACTCGCTCTGTAGCGTTCTTAGATTCGAGCAAACCGTTGCTCATCATGGACTGCCACACCAGTTTCTGAGAGGATTTACACCCTTTCAGCGCTTGATGGATGATGGTATTGCATACAGCCTGCATCTTGTCGTAGTTACGCTCAAGAACAGCCTCCTCTGCTACCATCTTAAGTAGTGAAATCTTGTTCTTAGATCCCTGTGGCCTACCGTTTCTGTTAAGTACACCTCCGGGACGTGCTACTTGCTTAGTATCCATAGTCTCATACCTTTACTAGGTAACCACCTATAATACTAAACGCTTGCGTAGTAGAAGTACTGGTGATTATTTGTCGGATGTCGGTCTTAGG